CGTATCGGCCACCCGAAGCGGCTGAGCCAGATCCGGTTTCTGCGGCGGATGATACACCGCAAGGTGCCTACGTTCGCCAGAAAACCATTGAGCGTGCCGCTTATGCGCTCGCTGCTCGTGCTTTGAGAAACGGCCAGCCAGACGCAGGACGCCTCGTTGCGGTTCACGGACAAGCATCCCGCGAACTTCGTTCTGCGAAGATCGAGGTGTTAGAATTGGCTCAACGCGAACGCCAATTGGTCAGCGGCGATTGGGTCCGCAAAGCGATGGTGGAACACGATGGGGCAGTCGCAGCTTTGCTCAAGGCCATGCCCCGACAACTTTCCGGGAGAATTGCTCCGCACGATCCCGAATACGCAGAAAACGAACTAAACCGCTGGGTGCAAGAAGTTGCACTCGCAACCTTATACAAAACAAATCCATGGCAATGAAAACTAAAACCAAAACCGCTAGCGACATCCCTGTTTATTGCTCTCATAGCGATCTGGTGGACATAACGACCCTCGTCGCTAATCCCCGCAATCCCAACAAACATCCCGATGCCCAGATCGCCATACTCGCCAAGGTGATTCGCCATCAGGGCTGGCGCTCGCCCATCGTTGTCAGCCGCCTATCCGGCTTCATCGTCAAAGGCCACGGTCGCTTTCAAGCGGCGAAAATGTTGAATGTCGAAAAAGTTCCGGTCGATTTTCAAGATTACGATACCCCTGCGGCTGAATGGGCTGATTTGATCGCCGACAATCGCATCGCAGAACTCGCTGAAACAGACAACGATCTACTCAAGGAGATTCTCGGAGAAATCAAAGACACGATTTCCGACGTTGAACTGACCGGCTTCAGCGATTCTGAAATCAATAGCTGGTTTGAAAACGAGATGGTTCTTCAAGGCAAAGACCAAGAACGAACTCCTGCTGAAAGGTTGGATGATTACGAGAACAGCGCGATTCGCCAGATCATGCTAATAATGAACGTCGAGGAGTTTCAAGAAATCACAGATAAGCTCGATGCGATCAAATCTCGGCACGATCTAACCAACAACACAGAAGCTGCGCTCTTGGCAATTCGCGAATATGCAAACAATCACTCTGCAGAAACGCAAACTTGATTATCGTCAATACGTTCAGCGCAGAGCCTCTGAAACTGATTGTGCGGATTTGTTGCGCGACGAATTCAAACTCGTAGATGCTGAATCCGGCAAACTCGTCGCGCTATATTGCCGACCGCAAAATGAAGAAATTTTGTTCAGATTTTTGTGGGAAGCCTGCATCAACACAAAGTTCGCTGAAAGCTATCGAACTTCCGGGCTCGTGACTACGAGCAGAATCTTTGGATACAATCCAAGAAATAGCATTCGCAAAGATTATTGCTCAATCGCCGCCTACGCTCTTGAGCAACCAGATTGCCACAAACAGGTCGTAGCCTGTGGCGCTCTCGCAGCGAAGTATTACGCTTTGCACAATCCAGAACTATACGAAAACCATCTCGCAACCACACGAGAGAAAGTGGTCGATGATTACAAGTTCGCTGATTTTCCATTCACTTCTGGAATCATCAACGATAACAACCCGCTTTGCTATCATTTCGATTCCGGCAATTTCAAGGATGTCTGGAGCGCCATGATCGTGTTGAAGCGTGGCATCACCGGCGGTCATCTCGCGATGCCGGAATACAACGTCAGTTGCGAAGTGTCTGATCAGTCAATCTTCTTCTTCGACGGTCAAAGCATTTTACACGGCGTCACCCCAATCATTAAACAACGTCCTGATGCTCGGCGCTTTTCTATCGTTTATTATTCGCTGAAAGCTATGTGGAGCTGCTCTCCGCTTAATGATGAAATCGCCAGAGCGAGAATGAGGAGGGAATCGGTAGAGCTACGCAGAAAACTCGGAAAGAAAGTCAAAACATGAAATTCAGTTTGCTTTATTTGGCCGAACCGAAGTTCGGGGGATGGGTTACCTTTTCAGAACATCTTTATAACTGCCTCGCCGCCTGCGGCCATGAAGTTTCGATGTTCACGGTTGGAGCTCGGTTGAAATCGACGACCACGAGATTCTCCGGAAACGTAATGGCGCAGCAAGTTCCTCCCGACGCCGTCAGCGAATTGCCCGGAAATCTTTTCGTAACTGCTGTCGATAACAAAAGCGCACATATCGCCAAGCGGCTCTGGAAACGAAAGGTTTGCTATGATGTTCACGATCCGACGGAACTCGATGCTGAAAGATTGCAAAGTTACGCGAAAGCGCATCACTTGTTATGCCATGGGCCAATGATGATCGACGCTCTGGCTCGCAAATCATTGAAAGCTTCGATCCTTCCGCATCCTTATTTGCCTTCAAATCCATCCAGATCGCGCGATCAACACGCAGTTTCATTTTCTCGTTTGGATTGGGATAAGCACACCGACATCATATGTTCGGCTAATCAGATGCTTCCTGCTCAAAATCGTTGTCAGATTTATGGAGCTGAAAATCGGTTGTATACTTATATGTCTCTTTGCCAGAAGTTTCCTAATTGGAAATCTCAGTACAAAGGTCAATTTGCGAAGGAAAGTGGTGCTGGCGCTAAATTGGCGGCGAGCTTCAAGTGGGCTGTCGATATGTCTGCGATCAAAGGCGAGGGAGGCAGAACGCAGTATACGTTCCTAGAAGCTTGGGATGCCGGATGCGGACTGATTCTGAACACCAAATGGATTGGCTCTAACAACGGTGAGGTGAAATCTGGTTTCAATTGCATCGCCGTTCCAGATGGACCTTCCCTCGCCGCAGCCTTGAGCCTAGATCCCCCACAAGAAATTATCGCGAACGGCAAACTTTCACTCGAAAAACATGGCCCGAAAGCGATTGAAAGAATTGTAGTCAACGCTTTCACCTGATTATGTTGTCAGATTTTCAAAGGGATTTGCTTGAGTTTCGCAAATCTCTGTATCGGCCAACACCAAAGCAAACAGTCGTTGAATGGGCGGAAAACAATCTCAAACTGACGCAGCGTCAAACTGAACATCCGGGACCGTTCTCTACCTCGGTGAGGCCTTATGTGCGTGAACCTTTGGAGGCTTGGAAAGACACGAGCGTTTCGGAAATGACGCTTTGCTGGGGTTCGCAAACCAGCAAAACCACGCTGCTCATGGTTGGTTTGGCTTGGCTTATTGATAATGAGCCCAGTCCTGCATTGTGGCTGATGCCAACCGAGGCTTTGGCAAGATCATTTTCCAAAAGCCGATGGCTTCCGTTGCTTGAAGACTCGCCGACCATGGTCAGCCATTTTCCGGTCGATAAAGACAAGCTTACGAATCTGGAGCAGCATTTTGACAAAAGCACTCTCACCTTTATCGGATCGAACAGTCCAGCGAACCTTTCATCGCGTCCGGTGCGCATTTTGGTCGCAGATGAAATCGACAAATTCGCAGAAGCCACCACGAAAGAAGCTGATGCGCTTGATCTAGCCGAGCAGCGTTTGAAAGCGTTTTCGAGCAGCAAGGCTTTTTTCACCTCAACCCCAACCGTGGTCGAGGGCCGAGTTTGGCAGCGTTTTTTGCGTGGAGATCAACGCCGCTACTACATTCCGTGTCCGCATTGCAAGGAACACATCCGTCTAGAATGGAGGCAGGTAAAATGGAGCAACGCAAAAACCGAAAGCGGAGCCTACGACTGGTCGGCAGTAAGATCGTCCGCACACTATGAGTGTCAGCTTTGCCAAGGTCGCATATCGGATTCACAAAAGGTCGCAGCGCTTCGTCATGGGAAATGGGTTGCCGAGAATCCGAATGCGTTGCCTTCAATCCGCTCTTACCACCTTTCATCGCTTTATTCTCCGGATCGCAAATGCACATGGGGTCATCTCGCCGTAGCGTTTCTTGAAGCAAAATCCAGTATGCTTGGGTTGCAAGGTTTTATCAACGGAATGTTAGCTGAACCTTGGGAAAACCAAGATGGCACGACAGATCGCGTTGAAATCATATCTGATAACCCGGTCGCCGCCGAAGCCCGCAGGTATCTAACCGCCGACGTGCAGGCTGCGGCTCCGTTTATTTGGTGGGTTTGCCGTGAGTGGAGCGCCGGCAACTCTCGTCTTGTCGCTGCTGGTCACGCAGACGACTTCGCTGCACTTCGGAGAGTCCAGCTGGAACTAAAGGTTCACGACATGGACGTTGCGGTCGACTCTGGCTTTAACACACAAGCTGTTTACGACGCTTGCAGCTCTTACGCTTTAACAAGCAACAACGCTATAGCCTATCCATGCGGTCTGCGTTACCCACCCGAGGGCGGCCTTCGCAAACCGGCCCTAGTTGGCTGGATGCCCTGCAAAGGACGCGAAACTGGGGCACGTTTTACCACCCGCAGCGGAAGCATTCATCCATTCGGCATTTCAACTTCAACATCTATGCGAACGGATGTTGTGCAGCCGCTGCTCGTTTTCGATACGGAACATTTGCGGGATATGCTTTCGCGTCTCCGCAAATCAAACGAGCAGTTCACTTGGGCCGTTTGTTCGCTTCCGGCAAAGCTGGATCTTGAAGGCGTATTCTCTGTCGATGCCGATACGTATTGGAAGCATCTCGACAGTCACGTTTTGCGTCCGACCGCAAATCGCGCAGGGAGAATAAAACACGTTTGGTTCAAGCGTAGCCATCGCTGGCCCGACCACTTGCACGACTGCGAGCTCATGCAGCTTGCAATGGCGATGCTTTGGGCAGATCTAAAGGCGCAAACTAACGAGCAAAATCTTACGCTTGACGCCTAACGGCGTTCGCTGATTATCCGCACCGTGTTGACCTACACGGTGGCGATCAAGCGAGCTTACCTGCGTACCACGTACGCCAGTAAGGGTTCGCAGACGCTGCTTGCTGCGCTCACAGCAAAACTGACGGTCGCAGCCAACGCGATCGAAAGCGGCAACCTCGTTCGCCAAACATCCTCATCGGATGTCTCGGTCGAGTTCGCTGAACCCGGAAAAGGTGCGGTTTCTCCGGGCGACATGATCGAAATGTGGGAGTCGCTGCTTTCGGATTACGACTACGCAGTTCAACTCCTTACGCAAAGCGGCATTTCGTCTCCGACCGACACCCAGATTTACGACAAAATGCTGGGTGCGGTTCTTACTACCACCAGCAGGTATTATGGCGACTTTACGCAGTTTCGCCGTGAGCCGACAACCCGGATGACGTGATGGGATTATTCGACAAGATCAAATCGGCTTTCAATCGGAGCCCGGAAAACAAGTACGAGGGTGCTACGCAATCCCTCCGTCGATCCTATCTCGACACCTCGTACACCTCGGCTCGGTTTGACGTTAGCTCATCCACTCGTCAACAAATTGTTCGCAAATCCCGATATTTCGAGATGAACAATGCGGTGATGAACCGCCTTGGGGATTTGTTTGAAAGCTACACGGTCGGCAGCAATTTTTCCGTCCAGCCAGCCTCTTCGGATGCGGCTTGGAATCTTCGCGCAAAACGTTCTTGGGACATTTGGTGCAGATATCCGGATATTTCCTCTCGGCAGTCTTTTGCAACCCTAATGGGTCAGGCTGCTCGCGGATGGTTCTTCGATGGTGAGAGCTTCATCCTGCTAACCAAAGGCGAGTCCAGTCGGCCACGCCTGCAGCTTATTGAGGCGCAATCAATTGCTACGCCCAATGATTTGCAATCGGATCCGTCCGTGTTTGACGGCATTCGTTTTGACCAACGCACCGGAAGGCCAATCCAGTATTTTATTGGATCGGAAAAGACCCAAGGCAATCTCGTAGATGTTCGGCCGATTTCTGCGGATTCGGTGGTTCATATTTACGAGCCGAATCGCCCTGCGCAACTTCGTGGTCTTCCGTTCGTTTCGTGTGTTATTAACGATCTGCACGATCTCGATGATTTGCAGAAATTGGAGATGGAAGCTTGCAAGCTCGGCGCCTCCGTCGCCCAAATCGTTAAGACCGTAGGCGGTGAAGTGCAGGCTTCATCTTTGCGCACCGGGATTGGAAATGCGAGTAGCACAACTGCCGAAACGTATTACGAGCAGGTGTTTGGAAGTGCGGTTAAGGTGCTTAAACATGGTGACGAGTTTCAACAGTTTGCGACCGAGCGTCCCGGCGTCAATATGCGGGAGTACTGGCGGCAATTGACTGAGAAAGTTTGCGCTGGCGTTGGTATTCCGTACGTCCTCGTTTTCCCAGAATCCATGCAAGGCACCGTCTATCGTGGTGCGCTTGATATGTCTGCGGTTTGGTTTCGCAGTCGCCATCACGTCATGGCTGCTGCGGCTCGCCGGATCTACGAGTATGTGATGGAATATGCCATCAAAACGGATCCTGCGCTAAATGATGCACCATCCGATTGGTGGGAGGTTTCGATTACCGCACCCCGGTCGCCCAATGTCGATGTTGGACGCAACTCCGCCGCACAACTTGCCGAACTTGAAGCCGGTATCGTTACGTATGACGAGGTTTATGGTGCGCGAGGTTTAGATTGGCGCTCGTCATTAGAGGCCAAGGCTCAACAGGCACTTTTTGTGAGAGAGCTCGCCAGCAAATACGGTTTGGATGTTTCGGAGATCTCGACTATCCAAAAGGAAAAAGCCCCAAGCTCCCCGACCGTCACGATTGACACGAACGGACATATTGAAGATTCTCCGGATCCAGTTGCAGCTCCTTCTGAGATCACGCCAAGCGACGAGGTTGCTGAATCAGAGATCGTCGCAACCGTTAAAAAGCAGCGCAAACCTAGAGCGAAGAAAACGACATGAGTTTCATAAAGAAAACGGATTGGCTTTATTACGCTCCGTCCGCTGCAGCGGGTGAGCCCTCTACCGTTCAAATCTTTGATCAGATCGGCGAAGACTGGTTTGGAGGCAGCGGCTTGTCTGGCAAACAATTTGCCGATGTTTTGTCTGCGGTTGGTGACGGTCCTCTCTTGGTCGAGATCAACTCTCCCGGTGGCAACGTTTGGGATGGTCTCAGCATCTACAACCAGCTTCGCGGACGTCGCGCTCCGGTGACCACTCGCGTTGTTGGCATCGCTGCTTCCATCGCGTCAATCATCGCTCTTGCCGGCGATAAGGTCGAGATGGCGGACGCTGCGTTGATGATGATTCACGATCCCGCAGGTATGGCTTCCGGCACTTCCGAAGATATGCGGAAGATGGCCGACGCATTGGATCAGCATGCCGAAGTGCTCGTTGGTGTTTACCAGAAAAAGACTGGACGATCTTCTGAAGCGATTCGTGCTGCGATGAAGGCGGAAACTTGGTTTACGACCCCGGAGGCTCTTGCTTTCGGTTTGGTAGATAAACCAATTCAGCAGTTGGCGATGGCGGCTAAATGGCATCCGCTGGCCGTTGCAAAAACCGCTCCTCCGGATGTCCGCTCTGCCCTCGACAAAGGAATCAAACAAGTCGAAGACGGCTTAGGTGGCGATGGCCTTGAACCGGCTACCGTGCGCGAAGCTCGTAGCCTGAAAGCTGGTGAGGCGCCGACCGAAGCCAAGATTCGCAAAGCGAATGCTTGGTGGGGTCGTAACGAGCGTTTTCTTGAGGCCGAGCCAAACACTCCCGCCGATGTTGCCGCGAACCTC